GTAGAGGTTCAACAAAAAGAAATATTTACTCAATCCGGTGCAAAAGCAGTTGAGCTTGAGGGATTGAGTAAGAACATTGCAGCGAGAGCAATGAGCCTATGTGGTGCAGGTCAAGTGCTGTTGACAAAAGAGGCAATGAAAGCTGTTAAACATCGAACTAACTCATTTACTCCAAAAGGCACACGCTATGCTTTAGCCGGTGAATACAGATTCAAAGGAGTAAAACAAACACAGATGATTTATACAGTTGGATCAACTATTGAGAGCTTGCAGCCGCCAAAGGGAAATGACAAAGTAAAAAAAGTTGCAGGGCCAAATAAGATCAAGACTAGAGCTAGAGATAGAAAAATCAGAGATTGGCTCTGGTGGTTTCTCACTCGCAATGCAATATTTAATGTGTGCTATTTTATATATATGCTATGGCCTGTACTTATCTCTAAACATGCACGAGTGATGAGCGGCATTGATGATTATTTCTATTGGATAGATTATATTGTTGTTTATGTGATGATGATATTGAGAGCTGTACTATGAACAAGCAAAAGCAAGAGCAATCAATTGAGGATGTCAAAGCCAAAAGAGGTTGGTGGTTCTCTGTTACGTTTTTAATTATTGTTGTCTGTCTCATTTTGTTTTTGAGTTACGTCAAAGTAGTAGATGAGAATAGAGATGTTTTAGTTGGTATACTCGGAGTACTCACCGGGTCAATCAGCTCAATGATGGCAATTGCCAGTGGTAGAGACCCGGCAGAAGTCGAGGAACTAAAAGACAAGCTAGCATCAGCTAATGCAGATCGAGAGGCATTGATTGCAAGACTGAGAGATGCACAGATTCAAATGCAAATTAAAAACACTCATCTGCTAGAGTTACAAGCAAGCATCATTGATAAACTTAGTTTGATCTCATCACCAAAACTCAAAACACAAGATGATGTTGAGTTGCATCCAGATGTTGAGCGTTGGATAGAGAAATAAATAGACTAGTCTTGCCGGGCTTTTTTTTGCTCAGGTGTCGCCAAACACCTAACGACAAGACTAGTCTATTTCAATGTACAGCGATATACAATAAGCTGTCATCATCTAAATAGCAAGAGTAAATCTATAACCCCATCTGCCGCGGCGACCAAACTTTGGCAGATGGGGCTCTCCCCCTAGTAAACAGTGAAGACTACTAGAGTTGATTTATACAATAAGCCATCATCATCTAAATAGCAAGAGAAAAAAAGTCTCAGCTATGCACTAACAGATAGAGAAGCAGACCCAAAGGATCAGAGAGTATTAGTGCATAGCCTCAACCTCGTTCAACACACATAGTTTTAGCACTCATGTTATAGCACTTTCAAGCAAATAATAGTAAATATTGCTTAATAGCAAAATAGTGCTTATACTCTGTATAGACTGCTTGCATCTTCTAAAGGATGGCTATGAGTAAACTAAAGCGAAATCCTAAACATATGAGGGCAAATACACCGCGTTTTGTCACCAAAGGCATCACCGGCACACAGATAAACGGCGGTGTAATTAGCGGCAAAGAGCAGAATCCTAAATTGAGCGGTTTAAATTGGGTGCAAGAGGCTGAAGAGATGCTGAGGACTGATCCAATTGTTAGACGCTCTTGGCATATGCTTAGACAAACATTGCTGAGTGCCTCATGGCGTTTTGAGGCTGGCATTGAGGATGATCCTGTCTGTGATGAGTTGGCACGTTTTGCTAATGAGTGCTTTGGTTTTGATGGTTACTCAGGGCAAATGTCAGTGAGCTTTGAGGATCAACTAGGTTACATGCTTGAGTTTATCCCTTTAGGATATCGTTATGCAGAGGAACTATACAGAGTTGGCCCGGATGCAAACGGTAAGGTCAAAGTATGGCTTGATCAATATGCAGACAGAGAACCATCTGCTCACAATCAATGGTTGAGCAGAGACAATCAACATTTAGACGGTGTGATTCAAAATGTAGTAGGCACGACTTACACACCAGAGCCAATCCCTGCAAACAAGTTGCTACTACTTACGCTCAACAGAACAGGCTCAAACTTTGAGGGCGTGGGAATGCTGCGGCCTGTGTGGTGGTGGTGGAGAACTAAACAACGTGCAAGCAATCTGATGTGCATTGGTTTAGATCGTTGGGCTGTACCAACGCCAAAAGTTGTTGTAGATCGCTCACAGGCTGAGAATATGGGTCTCACTGACGCTGATGTAAATGCAATGATTGATGATGCAGAGGCACAAGCTCAATCATTTTTATCTACTGAGCAAAGCTATTTGGTCGAGACATCAGTTGTTAAATTTGAGAGCTATGCAGAAACGCCAAACTTATATGCAAGTGGGCCACTGGACATCATCACTAAATGTGATAGTCAGATTGCAAGTGCTTTCCTCACTCAGTTTGCAGACCTCGGCAACACAGAAACAGGTGCAAGATCAGTTGGTGAGATACATCTAAGCGTGTTTAGACGTGCTGCAATTAATCTATGTGATATTGTGGCAGCACAGATCAGCGGGCCAGATAGGCGAGGTGGTGGCACAATTGGCAGATTGATCAAATGGAATTATGGGTATGTTGATCCATCTAAATTACCTAAGCTAGTACATACCGGTCTTGATACTGATGATCTAGCAGACTCAATGGGTATGTTACCTCAGCTAGTTCAAGCAGGCATACTCACTCCTGATGATGAATTAGAGCGAGCAATTAGAGAGAGACTTGGTGCAGGTGACTTGCCGGCAGAGGCCTCAAGGTCAGCTATTGATAGAACAAGCGGAGGCGGTTTATCTGCATTTGCTGAAAAGCTGATCAGGAGCAAGCGAGATGGCTAAAAAGATAAAAGTCAAATATGCAATTCCTGAGAAATACTCTCACATTGATTTTGTACCACCAAAAGGTGCACAGAGAGCAGCGAAGCGTGCTTTAGCAGTCAGAGCAACTAAACCTGCATCACAAAGAGGTATGACAGCTGTTGGTGTTGCTCGTGCTCGTGATCTGTCTAACGGTAAAAGACTCAGCCCGGAGACAGTCCGCCGGATGCTCGCTTATTTCACAAGACATGAGATAGATAAAAAAGGTTCCACGTGGAACAATCAAGGGAAAGGCTGGCAGGCTTGGCACGGTTGGGGCGGTGATCCCGGTTATTCATTTGCAAGAAAGGTTGTCAATCAAATGAATAGAGCAGACGAAAAAACAAAAACACTGAGAGCTTATGGCGAGGCCATCCAACTATCAGAGCCATTACCATCATATGATGTGCCGGAAGGCTTAACAATTGGTAAACCATTTAAAACGCTTGCACTCGGTCAAGTCTCATCTCGTATGAACGGGTCAAACATTGGCTCAGAAATTGATCATGAGATGCTTTCTGAGATGTTACGAGTGTTTAACGATAGAAAACAATCTGATCCTGTCATCATTGATTGGCAACATGCAACCTCACCGTTTAACGGTGGAACACCAGCACCGCCTGAGAGCGGTAATGCATTAGGACTCATTGTTGATTTAGAGCTCAGAGATGATGGCCTGTATTGCACTCCTGCTTATAATGAGCGCGGATTAGACGTTGTTAAAAATGCCGGTGGTGTACTCTGGTCTAGTCCTGAGTTTATTGCCGGTGATGTTTATGCGAGAGATGGCGGTGATCCAATCGGCACTGCTCAACTGCTTGCAATTACACTTACTCCAAGACCTGCACAATCTAATGATAAAATAGATCGTGTACTTTTAAACGAAAGGAACGATATGATTGAGAATATCGATTCAATGCCTGTTGATGATCTACGATCTATGCTTGTCGCAAAGGATGAGATGGTTAGAGAACTAGAGGCACAGATTGCAGAAATGCAAAAAGATGCTGAGTCAAAAATGGTATCAGAGGAGCTTGAGGAAAATCCAAAGAAAGAGGATGAGCCAAAGGCTGAGCAAATGACTGATACTGATACTGATGATGATGAGCAAATGACTGAGAAAAAGAGCTACAACATGAGTGAGCAATTAAATGAGTCTACATTATTATCTGAGGTTCAATCTCTCAGAGAGCAGAATGTAAAACTAAACGAGCGTTTAGAAGCAATCGAAGCAGAGAAACGTGATGTCGAAATGAAATCAGCTGTTAGTGCTTTGCTTTCAGATGGTCGAATTACACCGGCAGAGGAAGCAGTTGCTAACAAGGCTTGGCAATTGAAAGAATTACAGCCTGAATTTTGGCAAATGTTCTCAGAGCGTTCATCCAATTCTGCGATCCCATTAAAACAAGTTGGTCATGGTGCAAGCGGTGCTGAAATTAGCAAGGCAACACTTGACGCTGAGGTCAAAAAACTAGCTGCTGAGAAATCAATTACATACTCAGAAGCATTAACCCAATTCAGAACAACCAACCCTGACTATTATGCTCAGGCATTTGGAGGCTAAAAAATGGCTAATAATAATATTCTTTCATTCATTGCTGCCGGCACAATCACAGAGTTTGCTCTAGTCGCAACTGATGCAAACGGTAAGATTGCAGTATGTACTGATCCTCAAGATGATAATTGCATTGGCGTTGCTCAGCGTGCTTGCTCAGCGGGTGATGCTGTTGAAGTTGCTTTACTTGGATCAATCACTAGAGCAATTGCAGGAGGTGCAATTGCACCAGCTACCATGAGTCTACTGATGGCAACAACTGCCGGTAAACTTGTTGCTTGGGATGGCGGTGCAGGTAATTATGCTGTTGCTCAAGTTCTACCTAATATCAATCAAGCAAGTGCATCTGACGGTGATCAGATTCTAGTTGCATTTACAGCACCAAGCAATCGCTTGAGCTAAGGAGTTAAATAATGGCAAGTTCATATAGTAATTTACATCCTGTTGATCAGATTTTAACAGGTCTTGTTGCAGAAGCAGTGCCAAGTGATAATCAACTGATTGCAGATAAAGCACTTGAGACCATCTCCATCTCAGAGCGTAGCGGTACTCTATTGCTAGAGGAAACCCGAAACTTTATGGGAGCAGGTGCAGGCCTTGACTTGGAGCGTGCACCAGGCTCTGGTCGTGCAATGATTGGCGGTTTTGATCGTTCAAGTCAGACTTTTATGGCTAAAATTTACAGTGCATCTGATAGCATTGCAATGGAGGATATTTTTGACAGTCAATATCCGGGATCAGAAGAGGCACGTATTGCAAAAAAAGTTGCACGTGTTTTAAAGCTAGCTAGAGAAAAGCGTATTGCTGATCTACTGTTCAATGTGAGCGGTGCAACATTTAATACATCAGCAGCAGCGGCAGCATTTAGCACTGCAACAGCTGAGCCTCTTTCTGAATTGTTTGATTTAAAAGACACAGTTTTTTCAGCAGCCCATGGTATCAATCCAGATACTTTGATTATGGGTCGTGCTTGCTTTAGAGCACTTGCTAAAAATGCTGAGGTTAGAGGCTTTGTAGGCTCTACGACAAATGGCTTAGCGAGCGGTAATCAGATTCTAAATGATGAAGCTGTATTACAAGTGCTTAGAGATGTGCTTGGTATTCCTAATATCTATGTAGGTCAAGCTCTACAAGATACAGCAGTGCCCGGTGCAACTAGCTCAGAGTCTGCAATTTGGGACGGTACAAAATTGTTTATGGGTATCTTGAGAGGATCAGATGCAGTTGTGCAAAAGTCCGGTAATGTAAAAGCAATGCCAATTGCAGCTGTTAATCTACAATACAATGATATGGTTGCTGGTCAATATGATTCATTAGACAAGACTCGTCGCTATGTTTGGGGCGAGGAGGTCAACACCTTCCATGCTGTCGATGGTACACTCGGACATGTTCTGACCGGATGCTAAGATTATGTTTTGTTCTCAGTGTAGTGCTCATATTCACTTTGCAGAGGGTGGTGATGCTGATGAGATTGCAATTGCATCTCTCACTAAGCAAGCTAAGTCTGCAACCGGTGATATGGCTACATTGATCAGAGCAAGGCGAGATCAAATACAAGCAGAGGTAAAAGCTGAGAGAGCTGTTGAGCGTGCTTTTAAAAAAGCACAATCAGAGCTAGTCAGCACAATTGAGCAAGCAGTTGAAGCGTTAGGGCCTCAAGCATTGCTTAATGCCAGTGATGAGCAGTTGTTGCAATTGCTTATGGCCGGCGGTTTAGATGTAGCAATAGATAAATTTATTACTCATCAACAAACAATCAGAGATGCAGTAAATAAAACACTACAAGCATCAAATATTGAATTATCAACCATCGGTGCTCAGGTCGATATTCTGAGCACTCAAAATGTGTCTGATGTATTCGAGAACACTATTTTAAACTCTGTAAAACAGAGCGTTAGAGATAGTCTAAATGATCTCATTGTAGATGTGCCTCTAAAAACTGTCATGAGCAACATGCAAAAGAGAATGCAGAGAGCAGAGGGCAGACAGCTGACAGAAGTTAAAACTAAACTGAGTCAGTATGGCAGATCAATCACAGCGATTGCAGCAGCAGAGGCAGACATAGATCATTTTTTATATACAGGCCCGGATGATGGTGTGACTAGAGACTTTTGTGAGGCTCTAGTAAATAAAGTTGTCACATCTAAACAAATGAGACGTTTAGACAATGGACAAGGCTTGAGCGTGAAAACAAGCGGCGGCGGTTATAATTGCAGACACAGTTGGTCACCGGTGACACAGGGCTTTATAAAAGCAGCTAATTTACAGCTAGCAACATCTAGTGATATAAACAAAGCTAATCAATGAGAGGCAACATGAGAAAAGCAATTACAAATAAAGCTCACAGATTTATCTGGTCTCCACAGTTGCCAATCACAGGCACACCAACTCTGAGCATAGACACACCAACAGCTGTCAGTGAAAATCTAACTAGATTCACTGCTGATTTAACAGTGACAGCAATTGCAAATGATAGACGAACACTCACATTAAGCAGTGCACCGGCAACATATTATCGAGAGCAACAGGCAGGTTTTGTGCTCACAGATCATGATACATATTATGCTGTGAGAGTTGTTCGATTAGGTGGCACAACAGCAATACTTGCAGAGCCATTGCCCAGAGAAATTGATCTGACAGACAATGCAACACTGCATCTGCCAACAAGTTATGTTGATATTGATAGTTCAAAGCTAGCAACAAGTGATTATTATACTTGGATAGTCAACTACACTCAGCTCAACATGAATCAGCCAGAGCAGGAAAAAGGTTTAATCAAAGTTACTCCAAGACCTTTTGATACAGGTCTTGATCATGCTCAATTAGTTGCAATGTTTGCTCAGTTAGCAGACATGATACCGAGACGACAGAGCGATTATAAGAGGCAAATTGATGCTGCACTCAATGAGCTAATCTTAGAAGTCAGGGCACATCTACATGCAGACAGCATCACAGAGGATGAAATATTTAATCCTGAATCTTTCATGCTTGCTCATGCTTATTGCACAGCAGCACTCATCTATGAGCTAAATCAACAGCTAGACACAGCAACAGCAATGAGAGAGCGTTGTGCTGAATTGATGAGCAAAGCATTGCAAAGCATCTCACTAGATTTAGATGGAGATGGTGTTGTTGATGCTGGAGAGACAGACTTGCAAAGATCAGGAGGTAGTGCAACAGACTTTAGAGCAAGTTGGAGATCATACAGTAAAACTGTAAATGATAGCTTCTTTAATCCTGTGAGAGGAATGAGGCACTAATGGCAACTAGTGTAAATATAAAAATACCTCGCACCATCTGGACGTCTCAAGACTCAATGAGGCTTGCTCTCAATACACTAGCTATGATCAAGCTCAGAACAAGCAAAGGCATAGATGCAAATGGTGCAAAGTTTAAAGACTATTCACAAAAGCCAATGTATGTTGCAAAGAAAGGTGCGAGGCTAGCACCGAAAGGCG